TATTTTGTTCCTAAATTGTGTCGGCCACCCCCTTGTCGTCACGGATCTCCACGAAAACCGGGAGGAATAGCGACTTCTGACCCGTCTTCTTGTCATCTATAAGCGCGTTGTACTTGACGGCCACTATCTTGCCCAAGAATTCAGATGGGTCGCATGACCGTTCCTCGTCATCGAGGCCCGTGCCGACAGCCGACTTGACCTTGCCATCGGCCGACTCTACTAGCAATGATCCAATTTTGCCCTCAAATTTGCCAGCACCCGGGAGGAACCCCGTGACGCGCAGATCGGCCTCGAGCTCAGCCTTCATCTTGACTTGGTGCTTGACCCGCTTGTCCTCCCACGGCCCCTTGGGGTCCTTGAGGATCACACCCTCTTCACCATGGGCCAGCTGCTCTTTGTAGATGGTCTGAGCCTCTTCCATATCAGATACGTCCAGCCACGTCCGGACTATGGTGATTGTATCCGGTCGCGCAGCCTTCAGTGCCCCACCGAGGATACGGAAGCGCTCAATGTATCCGACAGAACACGAGCCCTTGTCAAAGTCGGACAGAGGGATGACGTCCCACACCTTGGCGTGAATGTCGCGACCCACAACAGGAGTGCCCGTACCCTTCTGGAACTTGGTCAGGATTCCGTTGCCCGTCTTGCGGTCACAGTTGGCCACGAGCAGCTCACCGTCATAGACGCCCTCTGGCAACTTCTGGAACGCAGCCTCTATGGGCAACCCCTCAAACGCCAGCTCCTTGCCGGCGCGCGAGTAGAAAGTCGCAGTGTTATTAAGTACACGGGCGTTAAACCGCATACCGTCCATCTTGGTCTGGACCACGCATGGGAACTTGACCTTCGTCTTCTCGGTCAGGGGGCTGACCAGCATACAGGGGTAGCTGAGCTTCAGGTCTGGCCAGATCTTCTCAACCGTCGCCTCGCTCACACCGCACTTGAGGTTGCGACCCAGAACTCGCCGGAGAATCTCGCGATCGTCCGGTTCCAGACACGTCAGGAGGCGGTGGACGTATGTGATTGCTTCATTGCCGCGCATTTTGCGCGTCGCAAGGTGCATCTTGATAGATTCAAGCGCCTCGCTCAGAGACCACACGTCCGCACCCGGCCGCGCTACACCCGCCTCGGGTAGTTTTTTAATATAGAAATTGACCTTGGGGTCAAGCGCAAGCCGGAAAGCCTCCTTGAGAGTGAGGTTCTCGCAATTTTGTTTCAAAATTGCCTCCTTCTCAAGACGGCCGGAGGTGGCCGCAAGTTCGTTGATGATAGTGAGAGCCATGACACGTGGTTGTTTTTTGGGTGTTTTGGCCGTCTAGTCTATGGACCTAGGGTGGACAGGACACGTTTTTTACTTGTACATCCGAAGAATCTCCTTGATAACCTCGGCACGAACCACGTCATCCTCCGTAAACACCAAGTGCTTGATGCTCTCCGACTCGGCGTCAATACGACTCACAAGGTCTGCCAAACCGTTGACCTCAAACCCACGGTCGTGCTGTTGACCGTCACCTGCGATCACCATTTTTGAACCCTCTCCAATCCGAGTCATCAACATCTTCATCTGACTCGGTGTGGAGTTTTGCATCTCGTCACCGATAATCCAAGCGTTGTCAAACGTACGGCCGCGCATATAGGCCAATGGGCACACCTCAATCCTCTGATCATAAATCATTTCATTCACCTTTTTGACGGTGAAGTAACGGTACAGGGCATCAAACATCGGGCGGGTCCACGGCTCCATTTTCTTGTTCAAATTTCCTGGCAAAAATCCATGCTGCTCATCCACACTCACTGCCGGGCGCGTCAGAATCAGTCTCTCAACCTTACCAGTCACGAGAGCCTTGGAACCCGCCTGACACGCCAACAGGGTCTTGCCCGTGCCAGCAGGCCCTGTACTCACGATGACCGGCGCGCGACTAGCCAAGAGGTCTAGGTAGATGCGTTGGTTCAAGGTCCGGGCGGCGATCATTTAGTTTACAAAGGCTCGCAAACCTTAACAGGTTCTGGCTCGGGGATCCGCAAGGCCAAAGGCACCTTTGAGGGCCACACGTACCCATAATTTACCCAAGTGCCCACGTCAAACTGATACCAGTCGGGTTTCTTGCGGTTAAGAGCCGCCTGATGGGACATATGTATAGGGGCCCACCCCCACCACCATGGAGGTCGTGGATTACTACAGTGTGGTAATTTTTGCATAGAATTGCGATACCCACGGCCTACCCACTCGTCAATCATAGTGTTCATATACTTGGCGAGAAAGCACGTGTGACCTTTCCACATGAGGGTAGCAGGGTGGTGGACCCATCCTTTTGTGATTCCCATAAGGGCCCGCCACAGCTGGTATGCTTCAACCCTTTGTTTCCCTAAACGAAGACGGTCCAAGGAGCGTGCGCACGCTTCGGCATCTGCAAACGGGACGAACGTGTTGACCATTTCATGTGAACATTGAAACGTGTGGCTCCCCGTGGCTTCCACTTGACAGGTTTTTCAGAGCCTCTTAAAAAGTGCGAAGCTATAAACATCATGAGTCTTCACAATGAAGACTGTATTTTAGGAATGAAAAGGATCGCAAGTGATTCTGTCCAAGTCATCATAGCAGACCCACCTTACAATATTGGAAAGGATTTTGGAAATGATTCAGACAAGCAAGTCATGTCTGAATATCTCAAGTGGTCCAAGGAGTGGATCGCAGAGTGCTTCCGTGTCCTCTCACCGGACGGGACCATGTATATTTATGGGTTCCCTGAAATTTTAGCACAAATTCAAGTGGCGTGTATTGATGACCATACACGCGTCCGATGGCTCGTGTGGCACTACACGAACAAGACGGTCCCGAGCGCCAAGTTCTGGCAGAGAAGTCACGAGTCAATTTTGTGCGTCTGGAAAAAAGGTCACAGGCCCCACTTCAACCTGGATGACGTGCGGGAACCCTATACGGATACTTTTTTGAATAACGCAGCTGGTAAATCACGTAAGGCTTCCAAGGGGCGCTTTTCAAAGGGTGAAAAGGAGACGACATATACGGCGAACGACAAGGGTGCGATGCCACGTGACGTCATAAAGGTGCCGGCGCTCGCGGGTGGTGCGGGAAAGAAGGAGAGGGTTGACCACCCTACCCAAAAACCGCTTGAAATTTGCACAAGGCTTTTGAAGGCGGCGCGGAAACCGGATTGTACGGTACTTGTGCCGTTTGCAGGGTCGGGGAGCGAGTGTGTAGCGGCGCGGGACTTGGGACTCAACTGGACAGCGTTTGAGATAAATCCTGTATACGTTACACTGATTCAGGAAAGATTACGCGGTCCAGATCCTCCCGAGACGCAACAGGGTGTGCAAGAGGAAGAGCCTTCTTCATAGAGCACCAACGTCCCTGACCCTCAGCGTTCCCCTGCTGCGCAAAAACCTCAGGGTGAGCGCGAATAACCTCTTTGGAGACGAGCCAAAACTTCAGATCCTGAAAGTCAACCAGGGCGAGCAAAACCCATGTGTAGTTGTGATCGTCCATGATGTGCTGCCACTTGCAGTCGCCCGTACCCGACCAGTAGCGCGCCGACTTTATTTCAATATTGTGCCCTCTGTACACGGCATCGTGTCCGGTATTTGTGGAGGCTTCACAGCCGAAGATTTCGGAAATTATACGTTGCATACCCTCACCAAATGCCTTATTTGACAAGGGTACGAGACTCATTATATTTTCAGAAGCACCATTTTTCAAATAAAATTCAAGCTGAGTAGGCTTGCGGTTGCTGATAAGCTTCTTGAAGGTGTTGGTGTTTGCGAAAGCCATTTTAGGGTTGAGTAGTTGGATCATGGGGTGGAGGTTGGGCATCACATGACGCATATTTTGTCTTGGTCCTCCGTGCCCACGGCCCATCCGGTTCGTAGTAATTGTGAATGAAAATTCGTTGAGCCTTTATAATTTTAGTTTCGTCAAGGGTTACAGTACCATCAGGCATGAGATATGCATCTTCACCCACGGGATTCAGTTTCCTATATTTGAGAACCTTTCCAACTTCCCAATCTTTGTCAGATTCCATTAAAAGTATTTGACACTTGAATTTTTAATAGAATTCAGACACTCCCTAGCCCATGTAATATTATTTGCAAAAACAGCTAGTGAAAAAAAATCTAAATTTGGGTGAATAATACTGTCTTCAGGTGTCAACTTCATAATTTTATCTGAAAATTGAGAAGCTTCTAGAGCAAGGGTCATGCGTTCCTTTTCGGTTTTGGAATTTTCAATTTTGTTCAAAAATATCTCCAGAGAGTGAAGTCTCAGTGAGAGCATGACTCGGTCCATCACCTTATATTTAATATGGTCTTGCACTTTATAGCACATGTATTGGAAATTGAATATAGATCAAGTACATTGTCCCTGTGTACAGATGCGAGGCTGACGCCTGTTATGACGCCTATGAAAAGTGCCCACTCATCGTAGAATATCACTGCTGACGCGAGGGAATTACGCGAGGCGCCTGTAGAGTGGTTGAATTCTCCCTGAAAATCACAAAGGTATCGGCGAACTTGAGAGGAGTTCATTTCTATAGACTCTTGGAAAGTGCGTCCTCTGTAGGCGGAGACAGTGCACGAATTTCAATAAGCTTGGCAGACAGATATATGGAAAGATCTAGAGCCTCCTCTAGGGCCTCCTTGACCCAGTCGTATCCCGCATTTTGGAGAAGCCCGTGACCGTACTGCTTGCGACCCTTTTCCATTCGGGACTCAATAAGGTGGATGATCTCCTGGTTGCACTCTGACTGCATTACTTTACGAGCTCTGCTTTACTTTAAAGGCTTGTGGAGTTGTACCACCATGTACGAATTCTTTTTGGGATTTGTCGCGGGTGCAATATCAAGTAAACTAATTTTACTCAAAAAATTGAACAAGGATGCAATGGTTCAGGTGGATGATGTCGTGATCAAAACATCTGAACCAATTTTAATTCCAAATAATAGAAAGGCTTTTGTTCCCGGAGAGCTTCAGAGTTTTTGGGAGTGAAGGTGCTCATTAAACTCGTACTCGAGACGGCGACGGCACGCAAGGTGCGACGGGTCGGATATGCAGCGACGCCACGTACGTTGAAGGACCTCGGCGTTATGGTTCGCCATGATCATCTCGGTCCGGAGGTGAGCATAGATAACGCGGTTGTAAACCTCTATGGTGTTATCTATGACGCGCTCAATGTGCAAGTCTGGAACCTCTGGCCAAGGGACATTCATGGATGCCCACACTACATTTTGGATCAAAATTCGGCAGTGTTCCAGAACCGCACTCACCTGTGGGGCTGGTGAGTACCTGTAGGCCATGTCCTCAAAACACAAGTCTATGACTCGGCGAATACCTTCATTATCCTCATCGGACAAATGGTCCAATTCGTTCCACGCAGGCATGTTTGTATTCATGATGAGCTGAATCTCCAGAGCCGCCCGGAGATCCGTCTCAAACTCTTCTAGCTGCACGTCCACGCCCCCGGTTGACTTGCGCGGCGCCCGTGGCGTTGCCATTGTTGGTTGCCTTTCTTTTTGGACTTGGTGTGCTGGCCCGGACAGGACTGGAATTTTTAGGGGCTATCAATTTACGAATTAAATTAGTGGCACTATTGGTGTTGAGACCGGCCTTCTCTAAGTTTGCTAGGACACGTGCCTTCGTCTTGTTTGTGGGGCTTCCGTGATAGAAGCTCAGGTTCCCGCGGTTCAAGAGGTTTTGGAGGGACCCTGGTATTTTTGGAATCAAAATGTTGGTCACATAATTCTTGTTGGCGTTCATGTTTCTAAGGGCATTCTTCACGACCTTTATATAGTTGGCGTTGGTCACCCCTCGGTTTTTGGTCTTCATCATCAGGTTTCTGGTGTATGTACCGCTTTCCAGATTGAACTTGATGACCCGTCCCTCTTTGGAGAGTTCGCCGGCGGCCACGATAACCCGGCCGTGATTTCTGGTCGGCAATTGGAAGTGGCGCGATCCAGCCTCTAACAGGTTGTGAACCCTCACGAAACTCTTGTGGTACCTGTTGGTATCAGGATTATACTCTATGAGATAGAGGTACACACCGTCGGGGAGGGTCAGCGCGTCTGTGTTTCTGTATGTCCTATTTAGATTCAAATTTGCGCGAGTCTGTCCATAGTACAATTTTGGCCAGTGGCTGGGGATCCCTGTGACGTGATTCGCCTTGAGGATTTTCTGAACACGGTTTATGGCGTTACCTCGGTTGACTACGGGCCAGGGGTGGGTGGGGACGCGGAACAGGTTCTTGACGTTAATAGATGGCTCCATTACATTTTGTAAACAAAATTACTCGTCCATGGGATCGTATCCAGCTGTAGCGCCGCGATCATCCTCTGCGCCCGCCTCGTGGCCCCCGCGCCAGTCCGTCTCCTCGTTGAGCTGGCAGCACAGGTCAAAGTGGATCTTTGTCCACTTCTCCTTCTGCTCACGGCACCACTGACAGTACTCCACGTAGATGGGGCTCGTGACGTCAAAAGGGCAGGCGCCATCTAAGATGGCGTCTATGAAGGCTGTCTCCTTACGGGATGCGCGGTCACGCTCCAGCTCTAGGTTCTTCATCTCCTGCATGTGCATGTCAATACGCTCCTTGATAGGCAGCTCAAAGTACGCGTCTACAGCCTCCTCCTCAAGACGCCCGGGGCAGTAGTCGCCGCCCTGGATCTCGTAGAGCTCCTCCTTGGAAATTTCCTCGCAGATGTAGTTTGTGAAAAAGTTGTACATTGACGGAGTACATGCCTCGCCTAGGTGCTCTTCAAACGTGGAGTACGTCCAGGTGAAGCAGGGCTTTTCGTTTTCGTATTCACCTTGAAAGCCGTACAGGAGGCGGGACTCGTCGTTCCAGCTGACGTAAGCGTTGGGAGACATCGTGTGTTTAGGGTAACTTTGACTGGCGATTACACTCTCTTGGGCCGCGCAGCACACTTTTTTTCAGACGGGCGAGAGCCACATAAGGCTCACCTCGGTATTCATAGTGATGACACCCGGGGAGTCCACGTCGGTCACGTGGATAAGGATCGCGCGGTCCTCGTGCGTCAGCGTCAGCTGCTGACCAGGTGCGACGATCAGGCCCTCGAGGGCGTTCCGGACGGTGTTCGGGAGGTTGTCGGGCATGGGACCTGTGATGCGCTTGACGTACTCGGCTTGGGCACAAACGCGCTTGGGCCCACCGGTCATGGGCACGAGGTACTCCTCTAGGGTCACCTCCTCGGAAGGGTAGATGGCGCGCCGCGCAATGGCGTTCATGCGTACGGTACCACGAGCCACGTCGGGATGAGGGATGCACTTGTATACAAAGCGTCCCATCTTGACGTAAGGGGTGGTGGCGTCAACGGGGTTGACATAAATGGCGTTGGTTTCGGCCAGGTCGGCGTTAAGGCTGAGCATCACACGGAAGGTGGCCATGGTTGTTTTGGGGTACTTGACTCTCTGTTCTACCGACTCTGACTTGGTCACGACACGTTTTTTTCGGGGGCCCTAATATGGGCGTTAAGCGTGTTAGAGAGGAAAAGAATTACTCACACCTTACTAGGACCCCTAGTGGCAAGCTCCGACGGCTCAATGTATTGAACGCTTGGACCAGAACTAAAATCGCTCAAGGTATCCGTTCAAAATCCAAGACGGTGGGACTGAATAACACGAGTAATAACACACGCCAAATGGCTGTAAATATGCGTCGGCGCTTTATTCACAACGCACCCCGGTCCAACGGAAGCCTCGTTCTTTATAGGGGTCTCTCAATTAACAACCCAAATAGCATAAGAAACGAAAATGGGCCGTCGTCATGGACAAACAGACGCAAGACGGCCAGGGTTTTTGCACTCAAAAATAATCCAAACGGTATCGTCCTGCGGCTTTATGTGAACAAGAACATACCATATATAAAAGTTTCTCCAAATAGCAGACTAAGATATTCACATTTAGGTGAGCATATATTGCCACCGGGTCATATAGAGGTCAAGGGCTTCAATGCGAACGAAAGGGTTTGGAATGTGAGATTTGTGCCGCAGAAAAAGTACTTGACGAATTGGGCATTTTATTAAATTTACTCGGCCTCGGTCTCCTCCTCCTTCTTGGTCAGCATCGCCAGAGTCAGCTTGAAGGCGTTGGAAGCCGCAGCCTTCTCAGGCACCTTGTCGGGCATCGTCTCCTTGATGGCATCCAAAAAAGCCTTGTAGAGAGAGGTCGCCTCAACAGCCTCCTTGAGCTCGGCATTCGCCTCCTTGAGGTCAGCCTTCAGGTCAGTCACGCGGTCAAGTGCCTTCATCAGGGTCTTGGAAGTAGCCATTGTTACTTCTTCCAAGGGTCAAGTTTTTATCTAGGGTTGGAGTATAGGATGAACGTGAACGTTCCCGGAAACGGACTTCGCAGAAGTAAACGAGCTCGCAATAACAAACCAAAATATAATAACGGTCTTACAATGGAACAACTTATAGCAGCTGGTTTAGAGAAACCCCCTCCCAAGACGCGCAAAACGAACATGAGACCCTCTCCAGCGCCCGTGAAAGGAAACGTGAACGGAAACGCGAACGGAAACGCGAACAACGCCAAGGAAGGTATCAATATCAGTGCAATTGCGGGTAAAAATAATCTCATCTATGCGAATGTAGTGAAGAATATTAAACCATATATTCAGAGTCGTATATGGGCCCGTCGTGTGAATAAGCGAGCAAGGGGGTTGCCGATCACTAATGCTGATTCTGTTCCTACTAAAGAAATGGTCTACACGGCCCTAGTCACAAGTCTAGGAATGCGATACATAACAACCGGGCGAGGTGGCGCCGCTGAGGATGCCCCCTTTCTCCCAAAGGTGGCCGCCATCCCAGTCATCCCGAGAAGTCTGTGGTCAACCAACCGCACTTCCTTGCCTGAGAGGAACGTGAGAGCGTCCATGACGAATTTATGGGGTGCGTTGGGTCAGAGTAATATAAATACAGTTAATGTTCCACGCAACGCCGGTGTTGCGGAAGCCTCCCTTTCACGAGGTGCGATTTCCAACTTTTACAAGCCTGCTTTTAGACAGATATGTACACACGACGGTGAATGGCTCGTGAACGGCTTCAAAGTGGACAAACCCCGAGTTCAGCGCGTGGCGGCAGGAGTTTTACAGAAAATGGACCTGTCATCTGCTCAAGCAAATCAAGTTTCCAAAAGTAATATAGGCGAAGGTTCTAAAGGAACGACCGCCGCCGAATCGGACATGCTTAAAATTACAATTTTAAATTATAATGACCCGAATAAATCTACTATAATTTTTACTCTAGGTGAGGTGAAAGTTGGCGAGGGTGAAGCGGCCGGGTCAAAGGGCAAAGAGATGGCCCAACTTCGGTTTTCTATGTACGCCATTTATTACATGTTCAGACAGGTGCGTTTGGATGGCCAACACCCATGGGCGTCAATAAAAAATATCAAGATAGAGGCTGTATTTCTCGCAGCGGGCGCGGAAAATGTCAACAATGCTAAATTTACAGTTCAAGAGAAACCAACAGTTGTACGTCTGACGCCAACCGAGACGGTGACCATGACGGTTTCAAAGGTGAATCTAGACAAATTTTGCGCCATCTTCCGTCTTGATAAAAAACGATTTGGTATGGCCATGACCGAAGTTGACCGGATTTTCCTCAACTCCATGGTTGGATACATGACGGCAATCAGAAATAACCCAAATGAACCCATACTACTAAACACGCGCCTCCCCGCAATTGAAAAACTTGGCGCCAGATTGAGTGGACAGTTACAGCCCCAAAATTTCACCATGGCGAAACTTTACAAGGCTCGTAAAGCGTGGGGTAATAATAGAAACAGGGTAAATTACGAGGCGCGGTGGTTGGAGAACTTTGGACAACGTCTCGCACGCGCGGGAGGATCCAACAATAAAATACAGGTGGCGATAGGTGGCTTGCGTGGTGTTGCCCGGCCAACAACGTCACAAAACACTGGTGGACAGTCGCGCGCCATGGGCGCTGGTCAAGGGCAGGTCGTCGCGGCGGTGCAATCCCGCCCCAACACCTCTCTCCAAAACGCATACAACATTATAGCCGCTGTTGATGCGAATATTAGTACTGATTTTGAAGCGTTGTACAGACAATTCTTGAAAAATCATGTAGGAAAGGGATCCCTTATGACCCAGGCTCTCAATCAACTCGCGCGGCAGCAGAACGACCCGGAAGTCGCACAGTATTACCGTAATATGAAGAGACGCAAGAATGCTGTAAACAGAGAGCCTCGTGTTTAAATTATCTTATGTAATATTAAATGCCCCCGACTGCGGCGGCACTGGCCAAACATCGGGCAATTATGAAACTCAAGAAGAACCGAGCCAACAAAAAAGCTTCAGTCGCGCGTTCAAGAGTCGCAGCGATGCCTCGCATACCTCGTGTAATTTTGGAAGCAAATTACGTCAACCCAATTACCCTCAACTTCCCCAAGAACATGGTCGTCTATGAGATCAAGAATCGTACGACCGGTCGTACAAACTACTATAACAAGGCCACCTTCCGTAAGCTCATAACAGCCTTCAAAAACGACTATAACCTCTTGATGATGAACCCCAAGATGCCTATCCCTGGTGCACGCAACCCCGTGACTCGTGGGGCCATATACCCGCGGAACGTGCGTCGCGTCACGGTCGCCGCCAAGAAGAAGACGCCGAGCCCCAAGACGGCCGCTAAGAAGATCCAGAGCGCCGTGCGCAAGGCGCGCTCCAAGTAAAGGACTAATTTGTATCTAAAATTAGATGAACCCGTATGAGGTTCTAGGAATCCCCAGAGATGCTCAGGACGGGGTCGTCAAGAAAGCCTATCACAAACTTGCCCGCGAGCACCACCCCGACAAAGGCGGTGACGCTGAGAAGTTCAAAAAGGTCCAAGAGGCCTATGAGATCCTCACGGACCCCCAGAAGCGCGAGAATTTTGATCGCTTCGGGACGCCTGAGGGCCCGCCACAGGGGGGTAACCCCTTCCCACCCGACATTTTTGCTCAGATGTTTGGAGGGTTTGGGGGTGGTCAGCGCGGTCCTGTTAAACGTTCCAATTTTGATCATGAAATAAAAATCAGTTTGGAAGAGTCGTATCGTGGGACGGTCAAGAACCTTCGGGTCACTCTAGAAAAGACTTGTTTCAGTTGCAAGAAGAAGTGCCAACAGTGTCACGGGCGTGGGCAGGTCCAGCATCATATGGGTCCTATGGTGTTCAATCAACCTTGTAATATGTGTGGAGGGGAGGGTGGTGTGTCACATGGGTGTGGTGAGTGTCACAGAGGGAAGAAAAAGGAGCCTCTCAATTTAGAACTAAAAATACCTGCAGGGATTGAGAGTGGAGCGGTCATGACGGGACATGGTCTGGGTGAGCAGCCAAGAAACCAGGGTGAAGAACCTGGGGATGTTAATTTTCACATCAAAATTGATGACCACCCAGAGCTGATGAGACAAGGTATGGACATCGTATGGTCTACAAAAATTCCATTTGTAGAAAGTGTCAATGGAAAAAAGATCAAAATTCCTCACTTTGACGGGCCAATAGAAATTGACACGACAGATTGGGGGGTTCTGGATCCTCGGGAGGATTATCTGATTCTAGGAAAGGGATTCGTACCTGGTGGCAAACTTCGGGTATCTTTCAACGTCGTCTATCCACCGGTACATGTCAAATTCAATCTTTCAAAGCTAACATAGCGATAGCCATGGCTGCAGACATACTGCTGATAGCAACTTGATCTAGTAAAAGATGTGTAATCTCTGCTATGTTTACTTGTGCGTGATGAATTGCGAAATCATTTAGGGCATCTGGTACGAGACTTAACGTCGCCCCTCGTACCACATGCTTTTTCAAAAGGGTCGTGGACCGTACGGTTCGCTGGGTGATTGGATGGCGCTGGACACGGCGGACGCTGATCCGGACCGTTATACACACCTCCTTATTCATCTTGCTCTACTAGATATTTCCATAATTCTTGACGGTCACGTGACGCCTTTTTTACAGGGTCACGGGCGACGAAGAGCCGCCCTTCTGGCCCACACTTGCGCTCACTGAATCGGACAGACTCGGCCCACTCATAAACAACCTTCCCTCTCCCTTTATAAGCTATGAAACGGGAGCAAGTATCTGTACGGGGGTAACGACCCGGGACGAAGTAGCGACACGTTTCACAAGAAGGCGGGTTCATTACAATTTCAAAACAAAATTTACCCACACAGTCCGCGCATCTCCGCGTAACTCATCTTTCCCTCTGCAAACTTGGCCATCGCTGCAGTCTGGACAGGGTCGTCCAGAATCACCGCGCAGTGTGCAAGGAGCGGGTCGATCTTGGCGATCGAGGTGACCTCATCGCCATCATCCTTTTGCTCAATCACTTCAGCGTTCTGCGGCGTCTCAACCCGCCGGCACGCCACCACGACGGACCCGATGTGGCCACGGCCCGCGGGTGGGTCCTCCACGCGACTGTGGTACCGGACGGCACAGCGCTTGCGCGGGTGGTTCATCTGAGTCACGCGGTAGTACCAGTCATCAAACTCGCCCTCAATAAGTTCCCAACCAATAGGGCGGCTAGGCTCGTGGACCGACTGAATAGAACCGTCCTTGCAGACCACATAGAGCTCATTCTTCACAGGGCCACCTTCTAGGTCAAACCCGTACTGGTAGGTTGACACGGTAGGGTACAGACCCGTAGGCCGGTACAGGGGGTCAACCTGCTCGGCGTAGAACTGGAGGCCGGGAGTCTTGAGGGAAGCCATTGCTTTTTTTGGTGTTTTGAGAGTTACTTCTTGCCCGGCTTGGCGGGACACGACAACTTTTTTTCAAGTAGGGCCTCCTTTGCCCGTACAGCCTTCTTACTATACACCGACTGCTCACTATGTTTCTTGGCCGAACTACGCTTCTGCTCACGACCGTCCATTAAGTTGAATTTAGAATCAAAATTGGGACCCAATCCCGTACAACACACATTTTTTGCCCAGATATGGTAGTATGGACTCCGAGTGTCCAGTGTGTCTGGAACCTTTATCGGGAACTGTAGTTCACATGGGGTGTTGCAAGAAGATGGTCCATATGCAGTGTTACACGGTAAAGTGCCCTATGTGCAGGGCTGATCTCCCTGTTCCAATTCACGCAGTTCAGCCCCAACATATAATAGTTCCCGTCCCGGTCGTGTACAGTGGGGACAGAAGAGGTAAAGTAATTCGTAGTGTTATAGGTTTAATAGGCGTGGCCTGTATTTTTGCTATTATCACGTTTCCTTATTACTCTTAGACGTCATATTCACGGCACTGAAGTGGGTCTACCGCGCACAATTCCTCAAGTTCTTCGGCCAGAGCCTTGATGCGTAGATTCTCCTCGCGCTGGCGTGCCAGTTCGGATGAAAGCTCCTCTACGCGGTCCCACGCCACCTTGCACGACGGAGTGTCCTCAAAGTGATAACACAGGTTGCGGGCCTGTTGAATAGCCTGTTCAACATCCTTGGGGCGGAGTTTCGTTCGCTTTCCGGGACGTGGATCAGGGCCCTTCTTGGCAAAAAATTGAGGTTTTGCCACTGCCAGAGTCAACATTTAGTTACTTAGAGGTCATACTTTTTATATGATAAATGGCACCTGCTCGTGTCGTCCTCAAAGCAAGTGAGGTGGCTGCAATTTTGGGGAAAAATCAGTACAAGCCACGTCATGAGGTTCTAGACGAACTTTGGAAGAAATATAGCCCAGAGACTTTCACTGGCAAGACCAAGCGTGACAAGGCTGAGGCTGCCCTTGCTCTCTCAGAGGAGGCCAAGGGGGTGCTCGCGGCTGCCGTGTCCATCAAGGCTACCGACTCGGCGCAAGTTCAGTCTGTGTTTAGTGAGGCCCGTGACAAGATTAATTCCGATTCAAAATTGAGTGCTGTCCAGAAGACTGAGGTGATTGAGCACCTGCGTTCCAAGGTTTACACGTCACACGGTACCCGGTCGGAGGACAAGACGTCCGACAAGGTGGCCAAGGATGAGAACGTCAGTTTTGTGAAGGATGATGCGTTTTACAGTCGTGAAGTATGTACTCTTGGTGACACAAAGTTTGTAGTCATTGGAAAAATTGACAGAATTGAGGAGCGGGATGGAAACCGAATTTTAGTGGAAATTAAGAATCGTACAAATCGTTTGTTCCGTCGGGTGGTGGAGTACGAGATGATTCAAGTCCAAGTATATTTACAGTTGCTGGGTCTTGTAAATGCTCGGTTGGTAGAGCAGTACAACAACCAGGTATTAAGTCATGATATTACACGTGATGAAGAGCTATGGGCGAATGTGATTGTCCCCGGCCTTGAGCAATTTTGCAGCGAACTTCATGAGAAATTTTAAATGTTAAATGAAACCTTACCGTTGAACAGATCCTCAAAAGTGATCATGAACACCACATCGTCCCCGTCCTCCTCGCTCGTCAGCTCCCACCCCTCACCCTGAATGAACTCGGTCACGATGCACTCAACGAAGCGCGTCGTCTTCTTGTGCTTCACGCTCAGAGTCACATGCTTACCCACTATCGTCTCAAACCAATCCTCATAGGTCTCAAGCTCGTTAGCCAGCTCATCGCGCTCCTTGGCAAGCTCCAGAACAGCCTCAATTGCCTCCATTGTACTAGATACACGCCCGGCTTTTTTATCTGCTAGTTTCAGGATGGTCCATCTACGTCTCGCTTTGGCGTTTGCGCTCGTGGGTCTCGTGTTCACGAGCCGCCCATGGCTCGGGTGGCTTCACAGCCTCGGCCCGGAACAGGGTATGCTCATCAAGTGGGGAGTTATTCTCGCCACTATATTTTTACTAGATTATGCCGATCCTAGCCTAAAATTGGAGCACCATACCCAAGCCCTAGGTGTGCTTATGATTCTTGCGGCGTTTAATATGATTTTCAATTACCAATCAGAATGGATAGACGAGTCTGGATCTGGAAACGTCCAGGTCCAGACGCCAGATGGAGCTCTTTATCGGCGCGCGCGACAGAACTTGGGGCTAGATCCAGAATGGGCGAGAATTCTGGTCTTTGTGTTGGTCCCTTTTGCGCTCGTGTTTTTCGGCAGCCGATTTGTGCGCCCAGGAAAAAAAATTAACATAGAATAAATGGGAAAGTACAAGAGCATTTTTCTTGATAGCGCGGTGGGCACGGGCGGCGCCCTGACCGCCATCTCAGGCGCACTCTTACTCGGTCTGGCTTTTGGCATTCCGGGGTTTATTCTCGTGACGCTGGAAAACCAAAAGCCAAAGGCACAGCGCAACATGGGGCTGCTCGTCCTTGGTTTTATTCTGATGATTTTGGGAGTGATATTTGGACTAGGACTCAACGCGGGGGGACTGTTTGAGGGAATAGCGAATCAGTTTTCCAATTAAACTTCAATGTAAAAGCTTAGCGTGACCCAGGCGTCTTGGCGTGCTCGTGCGCGCTTGAACCCCTTCCCGCGACCCCGGGACTGCACTGCAGGTGCAGTCTCCTTGACGGGTTCGTCAAGGTACGAGTACTTGTTCATGTGTCTGTCCGAGTAGTAATCTTCATAGTAAAACACGTCTTCCATCACTTCAGGGTCCACACCCTCGTTCTTGAGGAAGCGGTACGTCTTTTCAATATCAATAAAGTCGTCAATAACCTCATTGAATATTCTTGACCGCCACTTGGCGGGGAAGGAATCAGCAAACTCCTGGGCTTCGGCGAAGCGCGCATCCAGCGCGTCGCCAAAAACCTCAGTGCACTTGGCATCGTGTGCATCCTCGTTCCACTGGTCCCTGACCCGGTGAAACCCCTTGAAATAAACAGGCGCGCGGCACATAGGGCACGAAGACCCTGCAACCCCCTTTAGGTACCAATTCTTAATACACCCGTTGCAGAACTCGTGTCCGCACGACAGCTTCTGGAAGGGACCCGACTCTCCGTAGCACACTGCGCACTCCATAGTCTCTTACTGGTTTGGTGTGAAAATTGTCCTGCATTCCCGAAATCTGACTTGGACAAGACACGTTTTTTAAAGACTCTGTGCACTTATAAAATAAGAGATGAGTTTTGTGGCGTCGATCACCATGCCGCCACCGGTCAAGCCGCGCCGCGCATCCAAGACTAATCAAAAGAGCCGCAAGTATTACACGTTGCACACCGGCAGGAATGACGCGTTCACTCTGCGTGTCAACGAAGATTCCCGGACGTCGATAGTGGGTTTTACGGAATGGGACAACGCCATGTTTGTAGGACAAATGCTCGAGACTTATTTTATTGATCAAAAGGAGTGGCCCCCGATATATGAAATGGGTGATCTCATTTTACCGAGTCCTCAGGGACCCATTGATGTTCTTCATCACTTGTACATTCAACAATGGGAATTTGATGAATTACAACTAACGTGTACACAAAACTTTTTAGATATGATTTCTATTAATGATATTGTAAAGAAAAAGGCTCAAGGTGGTTACGTGTTTTCTGGTAATACATACCAGTTTGAAGCCCCCGTAGAGTTTTACCGTCAGCGCCTTGGCGAAATTCACGAGTTATTTTCAGATGTGAACGACCTATACTGAAGGGCTGCGAATGAGGTGCCCTCCGCCGCGCAAAACAGCCTTGGCGTATACCGCGCATAGACAAAAGTGAATATGGGGCCAATCAAGCGCGTCGCGCGCATCAACTGTGATTTTCAGTGGATTTTTGTTCACCTCATCCATAAGCATCGTCGGCTTATCAGGACTCAGAGCCTCTGCGATGTCGCACATGTGAGCTAGCCATTTGACGTGTGTCTCTGCTGACGCGTCAAATGCCTTTACAAACTTTGAAGTAATAGACATTTGTATTAAAAGTTATAATGTTTTTAAGCCATCATGCACGCTGGGCAGAAACCATCCGCCTTGCGGACAAACATCAGCCACAGAGCGATCAGGATAAGCGCGTACAACAGAACGTTCTGGGTTTTCATTTAATGTAAGTTTAGATTATTCCTCGTCTGCTTCCGACTCTTCGTCCTCGTCCTCGTCATCATCTTCAAACTCGTCCTGCTCTTCCGTTTCATCTGACAGCGAGTCGTCGTCCGTCTCTTCATCCTCGTCTGATGGAACATAATCATCGTCGTATTCAATTTTTACAAAACCATCATCAAATACCTGGAACCCCACGTCATTCTCGTCGCTTGTTTTAAGGTGTTCTGAAATTGAATCATTATCAATCTCGTACGTATCCACTTCGTACCGCCATATTTTATCATCAGATTCGGACAGGTATCTGATGGTGAAAATGCAACCATTCTCCTCAACGATTTTCGCGAGGAGTGGAACAGGCTTGCGCGCCCCCACGTCTGTCCATACGCGAACGAGATCACCGACGGACGACATGCCTCTGTTGTAGTTTATGATAAATGTTTTTATCTGGAAATTTACGCAAGGGCGGCGTAAGGATTGGCGCGCAGGGTCTTCTTACCCACACGTGGACCGCGCTTAGCACCCTTGTTCTTGCGCACCTTGCGCACCGCCTTCTGACCGAACATGGCTGCGAGACCCATGTTGCCACCTGGGCTAACCTTGTACTTGCGTGGGCGGCCGACTGGACGCTTGGGCGCGTAGCCCTCATACATCTGGGCGATGTAACCTGCGCGCTTCACTGGGAGCACGCGCACGCCCTTGACGCGGGCGGCGTACTTGCCGCGGGCCGCGCCGCTGTTCTTGCGCATCTTGCGGATCAGCTTGGGGCGGATGGGGCTGGGGATCATGACATTCGCGTGAGCGTACTTGACGTTCACGGTGGATCCCTGGGGGTTCTTGTAGTACTTGGCCTTGGGTGCGTACTTGACACCCTTGGCAGTCTTGACGATAAACTTGCCCTGAGCAGTCTTCATAATGACGCGGCGCTTGACGTTCATGAAGGAGGTGGCCTTGGGGGAGGTTTGCATTTTATTATTAAATAATAATTTAATTTACATCTTGGCAATGGTGCGGGCCAGCAGGGCCAGACCACGGGGGCCGCGCTTGGCACCCTTGTTCTTGCGCACCTTGCGCATGTATGGATTGGGCAGGTTCCACATGGGGCTGGCCATGACCTTGCGTGGGCGGCCAAGGGGTTTGGGGGTGCGGTACAGGCGTGCCAGACCCATGCCCTGCACGTGGGGGCGGGCGACGCGGCGGTTGCTGCGCACCTTGCGCACCGCCTTGGGGCGGATGGCGGTTGGCACGCGGGCGCTGGAGTTGGCCAGGCTGCGCACGGTGCCGCCTGGGCTCTTGACGTAGGCAGCCTTGGGGTTGTAGGCGGTGCCCTTGTCGGTCTTGACGAGGTACTTGCCCTCCGCGGTCATCATAATGACGCGGTGCTTCTTGTTCATGAACTTGGTGGCGGCTTTGGGGACGGCGGGACGACCACGAGCCATGATTATGTACTATTAAACGAGAAAAAAACTAGCACTTCCAGCGGTTTCCACAGTTCTTGCAAGTAACGTAGGTGGTCATTGGCTCGTCTGCTGAGCGCGTTTGCATCTGGTAGTAGGTCGTCTTGACGCTCTTGCACTTGCCGCACTTGAAGAGGCCGTTGTAGTCCTCCTCCTTCGCTCTGGCCTTCTCCATCTGCATGTCCTTTTCACGCAACTTGAGCATCGCCTGTGAGTACGGGCCTGAAGGCCAGAGCACGTCTGGAGAGTAGTTGGCGAGTCGCTTGACGTCAAGCTCCTTGCGCTTTAACCGCAAGGCCAACTGCGGCCCCACGATACAGCTCAGCTGCACACGGTCACCGTCCACTGCGAGCGCGACGTTGAGCTTTTCTTCCCGCCCCATCTCGGTGAGTAGCCAGCCGAGTTTCATTTTGTAGTACCTGCGGAAGACGTCGTTTTCCCACGAGGCGTCCTGGCCATTTTCGCGAGTCGTGTGAACTGCCCAATTGAGGAGGCTTATTTCAGCGTTGCGGCTAATGGCGCCAGTTCCAAGCTTGTCTGCGAAGACGCGGCGGGCGTGCTCGCGCAGGGAGTGGTTCATTTGTTTTTAGAATACATGATCCTTTTCCGGGTACCATCTGACTCTCACAAGACACGTTTTTTCGGCACACTCACACATAAAAGGCAAATTCGTCTTTTTAATATGTACCCAATGATCTCGTGCGTAACGTACGGCCGCGAGCCAATATTCAACAGTTGTCACAGGTGCGCTGAGAGAAATCTAATCAAGGCTCTCGTTTTGGAAGCAGGACGCCAAGGGGTCCACCCTTCGTGTCTGGCTCGCTGGATTCATAGAAAGTATGGGGATGTTGTTGTGCGGAGGGATCGCTGTGACGGCACCATGGGAACTTCTATACCCTGTGTCGTCTGTCGCAAGGTGCTTGACAGACTCTCAATTCAATGGAGGGCTCATATTGGTGAGATATGGTTCAGAAGTACAGACCCTGATGCACCCAAGTCTAGGCCGACAAATAGACAGGTCAGGTATTTAAACTTTCGACCGTGAAATTATTCTAAACATAGAGTAATGGGTTTCACCCAGTCCATTTCGTCAATTGGATTAGGTGGCATCATTGCGTGGTTGATATTAACATTTTTTCAGGCGAAAAAGACAGTCTCATATTACACGCAGCTCAGACCGATGCCACTTGAAGAGGATACCAGCAATTTGGCGCTGATTGGAGTTGGGCTCGCATCTGCCAAACCCAGTGTGATGGATGCCACGCCGTCCGCACAGCCACAGGTTATGATTATGGAGCAACCTCCTCAGATGATGATGGAAGAAGCCCCGTCACCCCTTCCAGCGATGTCACCCGAGGTTGTTAACATTGCGGTCCCAGCTCAAGTTGCCGTGCCACTGGCTGTGGCCCCAAGCCCCATGGCAATGTCCATGTCACCCATGGGCAGCCCAGTGACGCTCACACCGGGTCCTTCCCCTTCCGCTTAATTCCAAGGGCATTCTCAAGCTTTGAAGTGGCCCTGACAAGAGGCTTGTTCCTCTTGAGGCGCAGCGTATCAGTTTCAGTTGAAGAATTCTCAATAGCTTTGAGTCTTTCGCCACCGCCCGAAGGAGCGTGCATGACGTTTTCACACGCACCGCGCACTTCACCGCCAACCACAGGCATGTAGCGTTTCTCATAAGGATAATAAATTTGAGGAGGCTCTACGGCTCCTCCGAACGTCCTAAACTCCTCTATAGTCATGGTTCCCCCGAAGCATTTGAGAATGTCACGCTTCGGGGCGGGCCATAGAGGATAGTGTCTGCCGAGCGCGCGCAAACGCATCATCGCCAACAAGGACTGAATCTCACCGGAGCGCGCCGTTTTCATGTCAAGAGCGTACGCCTTTGCACACTGCCATGAGCAGAAATTGCCAATTGTCTGGAAAATATTGCGCTTTTCATCATATTTGATTGGCAAATGAATGCATGGTTTTTGAGGAAGAGCATGAACGCACCACCAACAAATAAGACCCTCCAAGTTTTCTGTAGGAGGCTCTGTGGGGAGAGAAGGTTTAGGAGCCTTTGGTGCCATTTTTAGAGAATTTCTTATATCCGCAATTCTCTTTTTCTCTGCACATATCATATTTCATTTAAAAACCTGAATCTCTTTAATAATATATGATCTTGTCAATTGATTGCGGAATTAAGAACCTTGCAATGTGTCTGATAGATCCAGTTACTAAGAAGATTCATCAATGGGACGTGTCAGGAATCCCCCCGAAGCACGCCGACGGTATTTTTCCGTGCATGGTTCGGCACCTGAACGAAAAGCCGTGGATCCTAGAGGCGCGCACGGTCGTGATTGAAAAGCAGCCGGACCGCAACAGGGGCATGAAGGCTATAGAAAACTTGTTGCACACCTATTTCCTCATCAAGGACAAGAGTGTGGTGATATGGGACGCGCGTCACAAGATTCCTGACGTGGCGGGCGCGGGCAAGGCGCGGTACACGCAACGCAAGAACGCGTCAATTGAACGCGCACGCAAGTTTATTGAAGGTGGAAACGCCAACTGGATTGGCTTTTTTGACGCGCACAAAAAGAAGGATGACCTTGCGGACACTGTGATGCAAGCACTTAGTTTCATAGACAAGCGACCGGAGGAGCCGGCCACAAAGGAGGCGAAGGTTCAGAAACCTCGCAAGCCTACAGACAACCAAACGCGGACAAAGTATTCAAAGGCGAATCTTGCTTACCTGGTCAAGACCAATGCCAAGCAGGATGCGCGGTTCAAAAAGGACCTCGCACGATATTATAGATCAATTGATGAATTGAAAGTTGAGTTTGGGTTTTGAAAGTCAGGACTTTCAAATCAGCATAAGCTTCTGGTGGCCGACACGAATCGTTGTGTCAATGTGGATCTGGTGGCCGGCAGCCTGCAGAGACCGGCAGAATGCCACATCCTCCGAATTCATATCCGCCAAGCCACCGATACGCTGCACATCTGACCAGAACCAAGGATACTTGATGTCCTCAACGACCCCCTTGCGAATCATCATCCAGCCCATACCCGTGTACGCTACGGGTACGTACTGCGGTGCGTCGGTAAGCTCATCAGGGCTCATGAACTTGAATGTGCCCGTCTTGGTGAAAAACTCCTCGTCCCACTCCTTGACGGTCGCGAGATGCTGGAGATCCTCCATCATATACAGGCCGGCCGTCACGTCGTGTGGGCTCTCCAGAAGGTTGAAAAAGTCCTCAGGCTTGAACACCACATCCGAATCAATCCACATTATGACGTCATAGTCAACCTCACCCTGAAACGGCTTCTGGTCAGGGCCCTTCAGAACGTCACCTCCCAGACACTTGGCACGCGCAAAGTGGACGACGCTTGAATACTGCTGAGAGATCATAACCTGGTGGCCACGGCTGGAGGCCTGCATCAGCAGGTCAGACCAGGCGAGCAGGAACTCACGCGAATACTGGCGACCTGGCATGCAAAACACAACCTTGACCATTATGAATAAAACGAGTCTGATTTCTTAAAGTAAAAAAATAGTTTGTAATATAAATGGCGCGAGTAGCCGATGACGCCGTGAGCGCCCTCATACGCTCAAACCCCAGACTCGCGAATCAACTCGCGGAAATGGCGGCGCAATCGGCGGCTGCAGCGGTTAGGGCGGGAGCGACTACAGCCAGCAAGACGGCTGCGAAAAATGCCTTGAAGACTCCTTTAAAAAACGTAGATCCGGCTACACTCGCGCAGAGCACGGACGATGCAGTTCGTCTTGTGAGTAATCAAAAATCTGTTTTGAAAAATGAAAATCCAGCAGTGGCCGTCACGGGTGAAAAGAACGCCATCGAAGCAGCCGCCAATCGTGCCGCGGGAGCTGAAAACCTCGTCAAGACCAAGTTTAATATATCACCAACGACTCTTCTCGCGGGAGTGGCAGCAGGAGCGTCTATGACGTATGTATTAACAAAATGGTTAACTACAGATGGTAAAACAATCATAATTACCAACGTAAAACGTCTAGACTCACAGAGAGTCCAGATTTCATATAATCCACCGAGTATTTTAGGTTTTTCTATTTGTGTAAACGACACATTAGACTTTTCTGGATGCTCGAGCTCGCGATGCACCGTCCCTGCCCTCGGGAACGGTGAACGAGTTGATAGCCTCATTGACGATCACAATCTGATTATTTTAAAGAGTATTGCAGATCCAAATGCGGCACCGGCAGGGACGCCGTCAACCACTTCGCCAGCGGGTGCCCCCGTCCCATCAGCCCCGGCCGCACTTTCAGGATCATGGGGAAGCGCTGTAGTCCATTCATCTTTTTCAAACCAATTTATTGGTTTGGTTTCAGATACGTCGACTGTTGTACTTGATTCTGCGGCAGCTGTAGTGGATGCTGGAGTGAACGCGCTTGCACCGACCGCTGCCAATGCACTGGGCCAGGCAGGTAACGTTGCCGCCGCTGCTTTGAACGCCTTAGGGCCGGTTGCTGGAGCAGCGGGTGGCGCTGCAAAGGGTGCATTTTGTAGTATAGTACCTTTTGTATGTGATACTACATTTTTATGGATATGTGCAGCCGTGTGTATTTTCCTTTTGATTGGTGGAGGTGCATTTATGCTAATTTCTAAAAAAAAATAGTAAAGTATGATAGATGGCGCTCTCTGGAGGAGGTGGCGCAGGAGCCCTATTTTTAGGGTTTATAGGATTTGTAGTTATTGTGATATCAATCATTTTCTTATCACAAAAACCGTCTACGAGCCCGGCGCCCGCTCCGGTGGTTGGTCAGGAGCCCGGCGCCCCTGAACCGGCTCAATCTCCGGCCCCGGCCCCGGCCCCAGAACCAGTGCCCGCCCCAGGTCCAGCACCGGGCCCGGCACCGGCTCCTTTGGTATTTGGTTCAATCACTCCACGCGGCCCGGCACCTGCACCCGCCCCGATTATACAACAGGTATTCACCACCCCCCCTCCTCCATATGACACGCCTTTGGACAAATTGTTGAACTTTTTGGAAGGAATTCCTGATATGCTCTTGAACAGACAAAATTTAGTTCTAGCAATAGCAGACCTGATTATCAATAAACAAAAGAGTATGGTTTATGAACTTGTGAAAGGATTGTTTCAAAAAATTGCTAGATCGCCCGCACTGGTCATGAAGATTAGAGCAAGTATACAACGGCGTGTGGCTGCACGCACGGCGACCGGGGCAATAAGAGGAAAGTTCAAATTCATGTCGTTATTAGAACGCGCACGTCTTGGTCTCAGTTGGGGCAAGACTTCTGCGAAACTAGGTGAAAACACAGGTGCGAAGCTCGCTCAGGAAGCCGGAACGCGTTTTAATGTTGCGGGGGCTCTAGGCAAAGCGGCTGCACAGGCGGGTAGTGCAACTGTATCCGCTGGCAAGCTTGCCGGCAGTTTAGCGAGAGGACTGGTCACGGACCCTTTGATGGTTGTAGCGGTGACCGGCATGGCACTTGACTCTAAAAACGTAGGAAACTTTGCAAGGCTGACACAAACTTCTGATATGTTAGTTGAACGCAATGCTCAATTAAAATTAGTAGCGGAAGCAACTGTTGATTGTAGCGCTGATCCTTTGGGGCCGAAGTGTCCACCCTCTCCCGGAGCCGTGCCCGCTCCAGGTCCCGCGCCACCACCGAAGGCGGGGCGCTTCCCACGATTTCTGGGGCCCCATGATCTCATGCCCGTAGAAGCCATGTTTGCAGATTTAGAAACGAACATTTCTTCGCTTGTCGGTGATCCATCTGGTCCCAAGGGTCCTCTGAAAACAACTATTGATATGATTCCTTCTTCCACTTACTTGGACGTGAAAAACTCACTCACAGCCCTTTATAATTCAATAGATATTACAGTTGCTGGTATGGAGTCGCCTTTTATATACACGAGCCCGGCGTCACAGACCATAGTTCAAAACGCGATCAAAGACCTCAAGTCCAAACCCACAACAACGCTACTTGCTGTTGTGATTAATCGCTTGGAAATTATCTTTTTAATGCAAGGTGTCGTATCAGATTATATAGCACAAATAAGAGGTAACAATTATGGAGACATTAGTGATGCAGATTTTCAACAACTGGCACCGGATAAACTAACAGATGATGTTATAGATAAACTTACGGATGCCTTGCTTGACTTTAACTGTGTGCAAAACGGAGGACTGGTTTTCAATCCAGGAAACGGGTATGACGCACACACGTGTACTTGGGCCACCAAGCAGGACTGTCACGGCGCGTTCCCATGGGCGCTCACGGACGGTACGGTCATTGACGACGCCACACAACGAACGAAAGACATGATGTGTACGACAACATGTCCCGCACCTTGTCCCGCGGGTTCACCTACTCCATGCCCGCCACCCGTATCGTGCCCAGCGCCGTCGCCGTGCGCCGCCATTTCAGATCCATCAAAGTTGGACTTGACGTACACGGAGTGGAGAAGCAAGGATTGGTTTTCAAAGGCAAATTGGATATCTAGCAACCCTGCATGGAACGTAGCTTTAGATCAGAATGCCATACCGAGTGGTGGGGCGTGTATTGCCGCGGATGCAGGGGTGCACTCATTCTGTGACGATACTCAAACGACGACGGCGGGCTCGGCGAATAATATATACATTCGTGAAACTGGAACTTGTGTTAATTCCAGAAAATTATGCGATATCAAGGGGGTTTCTTATGACGGAAACATGGACGCTTCTAAACTGGGTGGGGGTAACGTTGAAAATGCAAACTATCCTTCGTGTTATCGTACTCAAAATCAACAGATTGTAGAGGACATACTTGGTGCCACCATTACGCGCTTCGCAAATTCAGGAGCAACTCTAGATCTAACTATTAAACCAGTTAGTACAGGTGATACTACAGTTGACCTTGTGTTGAACACGTTGGGTCAGGGTCTCGCCACGGCTGCTGGCGTCATCGCAACCGGTTCGGCTCAGGCGCTCGTGGCGGTAACCACTTCAGCTGTGAGTGGAGGTACGGCCGCGGTGACAACTATAACGACCGAACAAACGTGGAGGGACCTCGTCGGTTTACCCGATGAGAGACGCCTCTGCCCATCGGGCCAAGTAATAACCGTATACGCGCCCGGCGGCGGCAACTACATATGCTGCCCAAATGGTCAAGATAGACCACGTAAAAATACAATAACCGGGCAATGGGTATGTGATTGTCCTCCAGGTTCAAACTGGTACAATAACAAGTGTGTTACATGCCCGTCAGGGGCGGAATTTATACGCGACTATGATGGCAAATGCTGCCCCACGTGTCCAGCTGGACAATTGCGTGTACCTATGAAAGACAAGACGTGTGTTTGTAGAACATGCCAGGGGCCTGCTTATACACCAGTAAGTAATGGTTCGTTATGTTGCCCAACTTGCACGGGGGGTGGGACCGCTGATGGAAACTTGTTTACGGGATGCACGTGCACATGTCCGGCGGGTAAATATTTAGACGATACAGGAACAAATTGCGTTGATATCGGATCTTGTGCTCCAGGTAGAATGTACACAGGGACGGGTAGACCTTCTAGCGCAAGTGATTGTGTACCGGCATGTTCTGGTGCCACTCCTGTGTGGAATCCAGATACACGGACTTGCGTGGCAACTAACGCCTGTCCTTCCAGCAGACCATACATCAATCCAATAATACCCAGTCGTACAAATGTTTCAGGAATTACAAACGTTGCTTTTTGCAACACTGGCTGTGAGACGCCACCAGGCGCGCCCCGACAGATATTCGCAGATGAAACAACAAGAACGTGTGTGGGCTCATGCCCTTCAGGAACTACTATAGATTATTTGACCAAAAAATGCGTTGGTCAAGGAGCTTGCCCACCCGCCAAACCTTGGTACGATATAAACGCGAAGAGTTGTCTAAATGACACAGAGTTGGGTTTATTTGGTTCGGCAAAGTATCAAAGCGTAAGTTCAAAACCTGGTAAATTGGGTGTGTGTGCACAGGGTAAGAAAAAGAATACAGGAACCACCGGTGGATTGTGCGTTCCTGTATCCTCGGGAGAGAAGGATCAAATGACGGACGTCATAGGAAATTATGGCTGGAATATTCTTGGTTTTGGTAATGATACCGCCGCTGCGGCTTACTGTAGCGCGAATGGAGGAGCTTTAATGAATCCTAAAACGTGTGGTACGTGCGGTTCCGGGCAATACGTAAACCCAAGCACTGGTCAATGTACAAACTGCCCTGCAGACACTTATAAACTGAGTAATGGTTGGAAACAATCCGATTGCCTCGCATGTCCGTCTGGTACTAGTACGTATTCTGGTACCGGTAAAACAAACTCAGCAGCATGTATATCAACAGCGCCTTGTCCATCAGGATCAACAAGAAATTCCAGTGGTACTTGTGTAATAAATTCATGCCCGGTAGGTCAACAAAAGAATTCAATAGGCAATTACTGCGAGGCGTGTCCAGTCGGTACATATAAAACCGACACGAGTATCAATTCTTGTACTGCGTGTCCATCAGGGTTAACGACAGCATCCACTGGTTCAACAGCTTCGTCAGCGTGTGTTACAGCCGCATCTCTTAACACAGGATCATACACTGTATATGACAATTCTTATGTAGGATCAAATACGGCAGAATGGATTTCTTTAGCAACAAAAATAAATGGTTCATACGCGACTAGAGGTAGTTTAAACGCGTGTAAAACGACGTGTCAGAGTTCATCGGCGTGTGGGGGGTTTACACGATTTAGAACTATGGCCGACGACGCCGCTGCTAGTTGTTCTTTCTGGTCAGTTGATGGAGCTAAAAATCGTAGAGTATCAAATCAATATAATAAAACTTACGTTAAAAACTAACGAGGTGACGGTGAAGACACTGGAGACGTGGCCGACACGTTACGGATGTTCCACTCCGCGAAAGCCTTGGTGAGCGCACACGAATAGTCATTGTACTGGTTTGATATGGCGACGAGCTGATCCTTTGTTTGTTTCTGATCAATCGCGGCCTTTAGAGCAGTTTGCATTTCAGTCGCAATTTGCTGCGTCTGCGTCTGGAAGCTCGTCTTGGCGGCGTTCGGGTCGGTCCCCGTGAATGGTGTCATAGTAAAGTCCGACTTTTGGACCCCGAAAAACTTGGAAAAAATGAAGAACGCCAAGAGTCCGACAATGAGGCCGATCAAAAAGTCCTTGGACAACATGTTATTATTAGCGCAAGAAAATTAACATGATTATGCAGCACAAAATGCACGACAGGCAGCACACACCGCCGCCCAGCGCCGACCACTGCTGCCAAGGCTTTGGCAATTTTTCGGCAAAAAAGGCGGCGACGAAAGGCAGGTTGTCAACCCAACTTCCTGGACTAGGTGCTGGGCTAGTCGCGGGAGAGCTCATTTAAAACTAAGTGATATTAAAAATATATGAAAGCCGTCGTACATACTCCGTATTACGACTGGGACGGTCGCAAATATATGGAATTTTTAATTGAAAATAGAGTTGTTCGGGTAAAAATTCCATGGAGGTACGGGCGGGTCATGTGCCGAGTTGAAGGTCTGAGGCCAGTCCAAGAATTACAAAAGGGTGAACAATTTCAGATTGAAATTCAAAAAAAAGTTTGGGATGGCATAGAGTATTGGATCTTGAATAGTGTTAAGGAATGCTCACAAGAAATGGATACCTAATTTCTCCTGAAAATTCACAGGAGATAAAGCGTGAGCTTACTGTAAGACCAGTGACGAATGAGGCCATTGGGATTCCATCACCATCTTTCAAAGTCTTTCGGGTTGTCAAGGGAGCCACGAGTCAACCAAAGGTTGACTCGGTTCTTGTCCCCCGCTATTACGGTCTCGGGAGGTTCGGGCCGCCCACCAGGGATGTACGGCCTGATTTCAGGAGCGCTCCTGGGATTGTATTTACAGGCCGACTACGAGAAGCGACGCGACAACCAGAAGCCTTTGCAGCTGGAGTCAAAGCCTTTGAAGAAAAGGGAGGGGGCGTTTTGTCGCTCCCATGCGGCTATGGTAAGTGTCTGGGGAAAGACACTCCCGTAATGATGTTTGATGGGACTATAAAAAAGGTCCAGGACATCAAAGTTGGGGAACAGATCATGGGAGATGACTCCACTTCAAGAAAGGTGCTGTCAACATGTACAGGAACAGAGCAACTCTATAAGATTGTACCCACTAAAGGTGATCCCTATATTGTTAATGAATCGCATATACTATCACTTAAATATGTTCAAAAACGCAACAAAAAACATGGAGAAATTTTAGATATTTCTGTACTTGATTACCTCAACACATCAAATGACTTTAAACATAATGAAGTAAGAGGGTACAGAGTTCCTATTTCATTTTCTACAAATGAAGTACCGTTAGATCCGTACATGGTTGGGTATTGGTTGGGTGACGGCGCCTCCGATTCGGCGCGTATATCATGTCAAGATTCTACGGTTCTCCATTACTTTCATAGAAACCTAGGAAAGTATGACTTGTATTTGGACTATATATCACAATATGATTATAGAATAAGGGGAACAAAACCAAATTATTTCTTCAAAACTCTAAGAGATTTGAATTTAATTGGAAATAAGCATATACCATTAATATACAAGTGCAACTCACGTGAAGCACGTCTTCAAATCCTTGCCGGTCTGATTGATTCTGATGGTTCAGCTCATCGGGGTGGATGGGATTTTTGTCAAAAAAATGAGAAACTTTTTGATGATGTTTTATTCCTTGCGCGATCACTTGGGTTTGCTTGTTATAAACAAAAATGCATCAAGACGTGTACCAACGCCCCTGGTGGTCCTAAAATTGGAAATTATTTCAGGTGTTCTATTTCAGGTGCTGGAATTGAGGATGTGCCATGTAAGATTCATCGTAAACGTCTAGAATCAAGAGAACAAATTAAGAATGTTTTAAATGTAGGAATCAAAGTTCAAAAGTTAGGTGTTGGCGAATATTTTGGTTTTGAAATTGATGGAAACCGCAGATTCGTTCTTGGTGATTTTACGGTGACCCATAACACGACCGTCGCCCTGGCTCTTTCGGCACAACTGAAAGTCCGTACGATGATTGTCGTACACAAGGAGTTTCTTGCGAATCAGTGGGTTGAAAAGATTAAAGAGTTTTGCCCGGGTGCTACGATAGGTCGTGTACAGGGTGACACGTTTGATATTGAAAAAGACTATGTCATCGCCATGATCCAGACTATGTGTGGGCGTGCGATGTCATCGACGCCCGGGCCGCGTGAGTTTGACAAAAAGGCTTTTGACTCTATAGGGCTTTTAGTGGTGGACGAGGCGCATCACATAGGTGCTCCAGCCTTTTCACAATTTATGTTCAAAATATGTCCCAAGTTTACTCTCGGACTTACTGCGACGCCAGAACGCAAAGACGGACTTACGCGGCTCCTGTACTGGTTCCTCGGCCCAGAGTTTTTCAGAATTGAAAGGACGAATCAAGGGACAACACAAGTCATTACTCTGCGTTACACGGATGAAGCCTTCAAAGATGCGCCCCCGGTAACGCGCTTTGGGAAGCTCAACATGGCCGGGATGATCAACGTCGTCGCTGAACTGGAGGACAGGAACGTCTTGATCGTCAAGACGGTCAACGAGGCGCTTGGCAACAATCGGCGCGTACTTGTATTGAGTGACCGGCGTGAACATTGCTTTCTATTACAAAATATGATTGGCTCTAAGGCGAAGCTCTACATAGGTGGCATGAAGGAGGAGGACTTGGCCGAGTCAGCCAAGTCTCCGGTGGTGGTTGCCACGTTTCAGTTGGCCCATGAAGGCCTGGACATTCCGGTACTGGACACCGTTATCTTGGCCACCCCCAAGTCTGATATAAAACAGTCTATAGGCCGCATCATGCGTGAGACGGCCGGTAAGCTGAATAACCCACTGATTTATGACGTTGCAGATCAGTGGTCGGTATTTTTTAGCATGTACGCAAAGCGTCTTAGGGTCTATCGTGAAGGAGGTTTTGAAATTGAGGGCGAGCCGGAAAAACCTCCAGATGTGTTCGGGAGGGGGAAGTGTCTTATTGCGACATCTTGATTCCCATGAATGTTAGACCACCTACTAACATAAACACCGCAATTACTATGAGAATAATTGCCCACATGGGTAGTTCAGATTTGGTCACTGGTGCTGGTGCTGGTGACATCACAGCTACGGGTGCCGTTGGTGGCACAATTGGAATTCCAGGTGTGAACGCAACTGGGCAGCCCATACAAGCCATGTTTTGAGGTGGGCACCCTAGATCAACACGACCCGACCCTGGTGGGCATTTACAGTACTCACAAACTAGAGGTGGTGCAGGCGCGGCTGGACGACGCGTCACACACGCCGACCATTGCATTGCTAGTGGAAAAACAGCCGCATTTTGTTCATTAGTAGGTGTATTGATGGTGCATATTTGATTTATAGTATTTGCAGGAAAACCCTCTTTAGTGGGCTGATATGCTGTATAGCCCGACGGGCACTGTTGACCTAAAGGCACACTTTTCGCAATTCCAGTTTGTTTCATAACACGGGCGTACTCTTGATTAACGCTACACCTTGGCGTGACCAAGTTCAAGTAATCCAAAACGCCTTGATCAATGTCAGTCATTTATTTTCTTCCTATATTTTAAATGGATATTGTTCCAGGTGAAATTACCAGCATGGCTTATACTGCTCAGGTCCGCATCAACAATGCGATTGAGAAGGACCTGATCGGCATCGCGAGCGCCAAGCCGTGCAGCTGCACCGGCTATCAGAGCTCTCCAGTTTACAATATTGATCGTTAAATCATTTTCGCAGGGAATCCATGAGTCCCATGACAATCACACCAGCCACAAAAAACATCACGATGTAATTACACTCGGTGTTATCTGAGGTTGGCATATTATTAGGAAGAGATGGTACGTATATAGGCGGTCTGGGGTCGGCCCCGCCGCCGAATGGTGCATATGATAATGTCACCATCTCCTGATTTTACACGGGAAAATTATTAGACTCTAAAGTGTCACCTCCTTCTTCTTGCTCTTGGGGCCGCGCTTCTTCTTGTCGCCCTCAAACGTAACCTGGCGAGTGTCGGGGTCGCCCTCGTCCATGGACACGATGTCAGACACCGACTCGGCGTCGGCTTGGCGTCCAGGGCGCGTCATCTGTGCTGGGGGCGGGCCCATCATATTCATGAGCGACCCAAAGTCCATACCGGGCCCACGCATTTCACGCGGGCCTCCAGGCTGCTGGGGAGCCGGCTGCGTACGCTGCACGGCGTCCATCATGTTCTGCATCAGCCCGGGGTTCTGCTGCATCACCTGAGTCACGTTGGGCACTGCCGCCTTGAACATGCTGTTGGTCAAGTGGAACATCATAGCAGAGCCGCCAACCATCATAATCAGCTTCACCTCTGGTGCCACCTGGACCTTCGTCTTATACTTGTTATAGAGCTCCTCAAACACACCGTCATAATCATCTACGTTCTCCATCACGTTCTGGGACCAGCCATTGAGCTCCAGGTCAAAAGGATCAAACTTGTCGTTCAAAAACTCTAGGCCGGTGATGCAAGCAACCATCATACGGCGCTGGAACTTGATAGAGCGATCAACCTCAATACCATAGGTCATACGCTTGTACTCGGTACGAATCTCCTCAATATCCGAGTAAATGGTCATACGTTGACTGGACTGAATACCCTTCTTGTTCAGGCGGGTAATTTTGTTCAGTAAATCAGCCTTCTCATCCTCAATGGACTTGTAGCCCTCAGAAGGCGTCTGACCCCCAGAGCCCTGGAAGCCACCCTCCTGCTGCTGACCCTCCTCACCTTCATACTCGTCATCCTCCTCACCGCCGTCAAACTCTTCTGGAGGAGCCACAGGAGGAGCTGTACGCTTGCTGGGATTCATGAACATATCCAGACCCTCATCAGGTGAGGGTGGTGGCGCCATGGGACCAGGGGCACGCTTGGCAAACGGACTCGGCCGGGAAGGTTTGGGTCTCACAGGAACACGCCGACTATCAGGGGCGACGATTGAAATCTCATCAAGAATCTTTGACTCGTTGTCATCCATCTTCATCACTTGACCGTCGTTCATATCAAACGAGAACTCCATATCTACGATCTTTAAAGAAAAGTGATTCTTGGCTTTAACGCAAAAAAAATATCCGTAAAAATCAAATGGCATTCAAGGTTGGAAAAATGTTAGTTCAAGCTGTGATCGTTGGTCTGCTCCTGGCAATCCTGATCATGTTGGTCCAGGGCCGTGGCTCCACCAGCACGTTCGAGCCCTCTCCCCTGATGACCGTCGCAGGCCCCAACGCCGCCTCCGACCCAGCAAGCATCTTTGCGATCAAGCCCTCCCTGTCCTGTGTGGCGGGTCCCTCGGAGACGGCTGATTACTACAGCAGCGGCCTGACCCCAGGAGGCCTGTGCGGTGGCGCCGAGTATGTCCGTGATCAGCAGCGCGACTACGCCATCGCTTCCGGCGTTGGCGGTTCTCTGCTTGAGAAGTAGGAGCACGTCTAAAAAAATAGAGTCTTAAAGTAATATGTGCGACACAGAGGTGTACACGATCCGTGTTGATTCAATCGGTGCCAGCTCAAATACGAGCTTCGTCGGTTACATGAACACCCCTCTACGAAACGTAATCAAGGCGGAGCTCCTTGCAGCGAGTTTTCACGCCAATGCCGTTGCTCCAGTGACCTCCTCAGGATATTACGTCAATATTGAAGAACTCAAATCAAAGTTCAATGACAAGACATACCTCCAGTATTCAATTAACGGATCAAAAGAAGGTGCGACTCCATTAATTACCACCTCTAACGTCGGCCAGCTCGCAAGCTCAATCGTATTCATCTCACTTGATGATAACGCCACACCAAACCACAGGACTCTATTCTCAACCAACGCGTATTTCCCTGTAGAAATTCCTTACATTGAACCGATTCGTCTGATTGAGAAATTCACTGTGAATTTTTACACAGCGGGTGGCGGTCAGAATGAGTTTATCGGTCCGTCATACTTGACCTTACGCATCACATGCTCAAAGCCCAACGTGTGTCTCTATCCTGGGCGTGCAGGTGTGCCTCTAATGTAAGAATAAAACTCCTAAACTCTAATAGATGGGCGACATTCTCGTCTATGTTGATTCTAATAATAGGAATCAATCTATATTTCCAAATTCAAATTCATATACTCTGCACCTGACGTCACCCATCCTCAATATCTCAAAGGTTGAGGTGCTCACGGCTATGTTGCCAGACGTGTACACGTCGCAGTATCTGACTTTGGATATCCAAGAACTCAGGACCCCGAAAAACCTCGTGGCTTCAGCGCTCACTCTCTCAGACACATACGCCACGAACGTGGGAAACACGTCTGCTATTCACAACTTGGCGGTCCCAAACTCCAACGCCTTTTACGGGTCATTTGCTGTGATCCCCGTCAAGGCGGCCACGTCACTCGCTTCAAACGCCTCAACCTATACAAACACCGCCTATATTTACAATAACGAATTTTACAATGCAAATTATCGTATAAGCACTGAATTTGAGTCCAGAATTGACAAGCTAGACCGGCTGACCATCACTTGGCGCCAGTCAAATAACGGTGACGTGTTTGTTGACAAGGGGTTCAGCCCAGCGAGAGATTTAGGTAGGAACATGTTTATTTTACGTTTCCAGACAATCCATGTACCCGACGAACCTGTACGACCGCCGAGCCTCCCAGACCCGGTACCATGGGATTCTGGTGACAAAATGAAGATGTACCTTGTATTTGCATTTGCAATTGCAGGTCTTTTGATTGTTGCCATTGCCCGTCCCCGTAAATAATTGCTTGATATCTATTAGATGTGCGACTCGATCGCAAACGGGGGACCCGTGTCCTTCACGTCAACTGGGGGCGGCGGTTCCTGCCCCCCAGCCAACGTGATCATCGCATCAAACGTTCTTTCCACAAATGGAAACGTCATCGCAGGCAACGTCATCAGTCAAGACGGCACCTTTTACGGAAACCTGTATGTAGCTGGTCATATTTATGGAAATCTCATTTATGATTCTGTAAACATATCAGGTACTGCGAACGTATCAGTTTTACAAGCTGGTTCAATTACAGCGGACAGTGCAAACCTCGGGAACCTTTACGTAAGTAATTCAGTCACGACAACTAACGTATTTTTCCAGAATGCAATTTTAGATCAAAATTTGCCAATTTTCAATACCGCCCAAGGAACATGGGGGTCTAGTGCCAACGTGTCACAGGTGACGGTGGACCAATACGGGCGCGTCTCTGCTGCTGCGAACGTCGCCATCACCTCTTCCCAGTGGTCAACTATAAATGGTAATGTAGCTTACCAAAACGGAGTGTCTATAGGGTCCCTGAGCAACCCCCCTGATGGTTCCAACCTATATGTTCTAGGGACTGCGACTTTTACAAACATAGCTGGAAACGGGTCTTCAATTTCCTCCCTAAATTCTTCAAACCTTGTGGGTAACGTTGCAAACGCAGATGTGGCGCTCGTGGTTTCACAAGCGGCCCAACCCAACATCACGTCCGTAGGTACTTTGACAGGTCTGACGATTGATGGGCTCTTGATAGGATCTAACGCTTCGGGACTTGCGAACATAAACGCTTCTAACCTCGCGTTCGGCATCGTGAACAGCGCTTTGATTCTGGGAAACACCCTCAGTAATATCCAGTTTTCAAACGTATCAGGGCTCGTGACGGGAAACGTCCTCAGTAACCTGAACGCTTCTAACCTATCATTCGGCATCGTGGACAGTGCCTTGATTCTAGGAAACACCCTTAGTAATATCCAGTTTTCAAACGTATCAGGGCTCGTGACGGGAAACGTCCTCAGTAACCTGAACGCTTCTAACCTATCATTCGGCATCGTGAACAGCGCTTTGATTCTAGGAAACACCCTCAGTAATATCCAGTTTTCAAACGTATCAGGGCTCGTGACGGGAAACGTCCTCAGTAACCTGAACGCTTCTAACCTATCATTCGGAGTTGTGAACAGCGCTTTGATTCTGGGAAACACCCTCAGTAACATTCAGGTCTCCAACATCACAGGGTTAGTTTCGGGAAACACCCTCAGTAACCTGAACGCTTCTAACCTATCATTCGGCATCGTGGACAGTGCCTTGATTCTAGGAAACACCCTCAGTAATATCCAGTTTTCAAACGTATCAGGGCTCGTGACGGGAAACGTCCTCAGTAACCTGAACGCTTCTAACCTATCATTCGGCATCGTGGACAGCGCTTTGATTCTGGGAAACACCCTCAGTAACATCCAGTTTTCAAACGTATCAGGGCTCGTGACGGGAAACGTCCTCAGTAATCTGAACGCTTCTAACCTCGCGTTCGGCATCGTGAACAGCGCTTTGATTCTGGGAAACACCCTCAGTAATATCCAGTTTTCAAACGTATCAGGGCTCGTGACGGGAAACGTCCTCAGTAACCTGAACGCTTCTAACCTATCGTTTGGTATCGTGAACAGCACTTTGATTCTAGGAAACACGCTTTCAAATATCTCAGGGTCTAACGTGACCGGGAACGTCGCAAATGCTGACGTGGCTCTGGTGGTTTCGCAAGCGGCTCAACCCAACATCACCTCCGTGGGTCTGTTGACAAATTTAGCCGTGAGCAATTCTTTGACCACTTCAAATATTTCTGTAACTGGAAACATCAACGTTCAAGGGGTGTCTAACCTGGTTAACGTTTACGCGCTAATGTACTTTGGAGACGGTGGCCTCTTGACGAACATTTCAAGCAATGCCATCACACAGCCATTTGCTAACCTTGTGGTTTCTAATGCCATTACGACCACGAATCTTTTCACCGCGGGTATAACGTCAAATGCTTCAAATACTATTTTCAATTATGATACACTCGTAATTCCGTTCTTATCGTCAACAACCTTAAACGTTTTTTCAACGGCAAATATACTTACACAAACAATTCAAGGATCTACGGGTGCCACGTCGCTCTACGTCACGGGCAACCTCTTCGTCTCTAACGCTCTGACCACAACCAACGTCTATCTGACAGGTGATCTAAACGTCCAGGGGGTTTCTAACGTTACGAACGTTTACGCCCTGCGATACTTTGGGGACGGCGGTCTATTGTCGAACGTCACAGCAAGCATCCCTTCAACCTTTGCAAATCTCGTCGTTTCCAACGCGGTAACAACAACCAACCTGTTCGCCAACACACTGACCCTTTCAAATGCGACCGCAAGCATCACGGGTAACCTCTACGTCTCTAACGCTCTTTCAACCACCAATGCTTACTTGACAGGCACCCTCAACGTTCAGGGGATCTCTAATCTCTGGAATGCTAACGTGGCGAACGTTTATGCCCTAAGATATTTTGGAGACGGCGGGCTGCTTTCCAACATATCAGGTATTGTAACTGGGAACACCCTCAGTAACCTGAACGCTTCTAACCTATCGTTTGGCGTTGTGAACAGCGCTTTGATTCTAGGAAACACCCTTAGTAATATCCAGTTTTCAAATGTATCAGGGCTCGTGACAGGAAACGTCCTCAGTAACCTGAACGCTTCTAACCTCTCGTTCGGTATCGTGAATAGCGACTTGATTCTAGGAAACACCCTCAGCAACATCCAGTTTTCAAACGTATCAGGACTCGTCACAGGAAACGTCCTCAGTAACCTGAGCGCTTCTAACCTCTCTTTCGGGTTCGTGGACAGCGCCTTGATCCTAGGAAACACCCTCAGTAACATCCAGGTATCAAACATCTCCGGGTTCGTCTCTGGCAACGCCCTCAGCAACCTGAACGCTTCTAACCTCACATTTGGCATCGTGGATAGCGCCTTGATTCTAGGAAACACCCTCAGCAATCTGAACGCTTCTAACCTCACGTTTGGCATCGTAGACAGCGCCTTGATTCTAGGAAACACCCTCAGCAACCTGAACGCTTCTAACCTCACGTTTGGCATCGTAGACAGCGCCTTGATTCTAGGAAACACCCTCAGCAACCTGAACGCTTCTAACCTCACGTTTGGCATCGTAGACAGTGCCTTGATTCTAGGAAACACCCTCAGCAACCTGAACGCTTCTAACCTCACGTTTGGCATCGTAGACAGCGCCTTGATTCTAGGAAACACCCTCAGCAACCTGAACGCTTCTAACCTCACATTTGGCATCGTAGACAGTGCCTTGATTCTAGGAAACACCCTCAGCAATCTGAACGCTTCTAACCTCACGTTTGGCATCGTAGACAGTGCCTTGATTCTAGGAAACACCCTCAGCAACATCCAGGTTTCCAATATCACGGGGATAGTCTCCGGCAACGTCCTCAGCAACCTGAACGCTTCTAACCTCACGTTTGGCATCGTAGACAGCGCCTTGATTCTAGGAAACACCCTCAGCAATCTGAACGCTTCTAACCTGGCTTTTGGCATCGTGGACAGCGCCTTGATTCTAGGAAACACCCTCAGCAATCTGAACGCTTCTAACCTGGCTTTTGGCATCGTGGACAGCGCCTTGATTCTGGGAAACACGCTTTCTAATATCACAGGGTCTAACGTCACGGGAAACGTCGCAAACGCGACTGTGGCTCTTGTGGTTTCACAGGCGGCCCAACCCAACATAACCTCTGTGGGCCTGTTGACAAATTTAGCCGTGAGCAATTCTTTGACCACTTCAAATATTTCTGTAACTGGAAACCTCAACGTTCAAGGGACCGCGAACATATTTGTCGCAAATATTGCAAATATTTACACTACAAATATAGTTGGGTTTATAGGCTCTCAGTGGACGACGGGTACTGGTAACGTTTATTACCTGGGAAATGTGGGTATAGGCACAAGTGAAGTAAGTGCGAACCTGACGGTTGTAGGAAATATATATGCTTCAAATTCCCTCACAACGACCAACCTGTTCGCCAATACCCTGACCCTCGCGAACGCAGCCTCAACCATCAACGTTATAGGGTCTGTGACCGCCTCAACCTTCTACGGCGCCCACGCCGGTGCCAATACCGGATCCTTCTCCGATCTCACAACCACAAACGTCTTTGCGACCACGGCAAATGTAAGCACTCTGAACGTCGCCACGGTGTCCAACTTGGCGAATCTCGTGGTTTCAAATTCAGTTACAGCAGCGAACATTTTCGCGAGTAAAGGACTTGATGTGGGACCAGGCATCCTCGGGACGAACGTCGTTGTGTTTTCCAACATTTCGGGTGGCGCCAACACCTTCGTCATGGACGCGAATGGAAGGGTGAGTATAGGAGCCGGATCGTTCGGTGGAGGATCTCTTTTAAGTTTTGGAAAAACTGTTGCAAACAAAATTATAACTTTATATGACGGTAATCCAGCCACTGGACCAGGGTCGGCAACTGGTTTCTTCGGGTTTGGTATAAACAGTGGTTTTCTGCGGTACCAGGTGAGCTCAACAGGGGATGGGCATATTTTCTATGGAGCTTCATCTGAGTATGCCAGAATCACAAGCACGGGTATAAGCATTCTAACGGGCGCCGCTCCTACAGCCAATCTTCACGTCCAAGGAAATATCTTCGCCTCGAACGCACTCCAGACGACCAACGTCCTCTCATCGAACATCAATGTGTCGTATACCGCGAACATAGCGAATCTGATCATCACGTCAAATATACTTCCAGGTCCGTCAGGGAACACTTATGTGACAGGGAACCTCGTAGTCTCGGGTAACGTCTTCTCAAGTCTCGGGACGCCTCTCGGGGAGGGTGGGTCACTGTACTATAGTCTCGCATCAAATTACACACCACCAGTGTATACAGGCGCCTTGTACGGACAGGCCCTTGCTCTCAATCTAGGTGCATTCAATGAACAGGGGTCAAGTTCACTCGTATCCAGATCAGTGAATGGAAATTTTAGATTCAGCAAACCGGGCGTTTATAACCTAAGGGCTATTTTCCTCACCAACGGTAATAACGTCATAGGGATCGGGATAGGCTCTAATGCATCAGATACAACGACACGTACTGATCAGACGTACGTGTACAGATACACGACTTTTGTGACTCAAAATCCTACTGAAGTCTTTGATATTCAATTTTATGCGGGCTCGCCGACTGATTATTACTACGTTGATTTATTTGCGGTGGACGCTCCAACTCTCATGCCTACATCCGACCCGCTAGGAGGAACGTGGTTGTCTATGGGACCTCTCCAGGGCAGCGGGGGATCAGGGCCTCCTGTAACTATTTCAACGCTCGGAGCCGTCGTCACTGGGCGGACGACCAGCTACGGTGCAGGAGTCGGTGATTATTACATCGGAATGTCCAATGGTCAGACGGTCAACCTACCAATCGGGTCATCACTCACGGCCGGAAAACAGTACATAATCAAGGATGAATCTGGTCTTGCGGGTACATTTGTAGGATACAGAGTGACTATTGCTGCGTCGGCTCCAGACCTCATAGATGGTCAGGATTCTGTAATTTTGGCTCTAAATTATGGAGCCATAAATGTAATTTGGACAGGAAGTTTCTGGAGTATATATTAGAATGGTATATCTCTTCAATTCCGACGTGACACTCGCGTCCACGCCCCAACTGGACGCGTTCGGTAGGCTACGTGTGTGCAATCCTTTTACGCTCTTTGATTCTCAGCAGAGGTTCGGCCTTGACGCGTCGTTCCGGTCGAACGTCGCATCGGGTGGATCGGTGACCTTCATACCGACCCAGAGTTCTGCAAATCTCACGGTGACCAATACGACTGGCTCGTTTGCGGCACGCGAGTCTGCGTATACGTTCAGATATCAGCCTGGAAAGTCTCTTTTGACGATGATGACATTCACGATGGCACCAGCCTCTCCAGGCAACACACGTCAGCGCGTAGGCTACTTCGGGGCGGACAACGGCTTTTACGTCGAGTTGGCGAACGGACCCGAGCTCGTCCAGCGTTCGAACGTCACTGGAACCGTTACGCTTTCAAACGTGGCGCAGGTCAATTGGAACGGTGATAAGCTCTTGGGAACTGGACCGTCCGGTCTGACGCTGGACATCACAAAGTCCCAAATTCTCTGGATCGACATGGAATGGCTTGGCGTCGGCTCGGTTCGCATGGGTTTCGTCATCAACGGTATTTTCATCCTGTGCCACACGTTCAATCACGCCAACTTGGTCGTGGGGGCGTACATAACAACGGCGTGTTTGCCTGTCCGGTACGAGATTCAGACTCTGAACGGAGCGGCGCCTGCAACCTCGAACCTGACGCAGATTTGCTCGACCGTCATATCAGAGGGTGGATCGAACGCACCCCTCACGCTGTACTCCAATCTGGCCACGTTCAGTGCGACCGTGGGTGCTGGAACCTGGGTACCGGTCATATCAGTCAAGTTGGTTGCTGATCGCCTCGACTCTGTGTGCGCCATCAAGCAGGTTGAGGTGGTGATAAAGTCGACGGATGACATCGTACAGTGGGCTCTGTGGAGCAACGTCACAGCGGCGAACCTGACGGGTGAGAACTTTTTGGCGGCGCCACCGAGCACGAGCATCCTTGTGGACAAGTCGGCGACAGCCTTTTCAGCCACGACGTGTCAACAGGTGGCGTCAGGTCTGGTTGCGGCGCAGGGGAAAACCTCTGGATTGGCCGTCTTCGAACTCGGTCAGTACTTTTCACAGATTGGCCGGAATTCGTTCACACAGACGAGCGATATATTTACGCTCGCATTTTTCAACAACACTTCACAGGCAACCGTCGATGCTGACGTTCTTTTGAGTTGGCAGGAACTTTTATGAACGGAAACTTGACGCTGAAATTTATTAAATCTATTAATAATAATGGTCACTGCGGCGATCCGCAGGTCGGTTTGGCGGGCGGCGACCCGGCGCGTCGGCCCCCAGTTCCTGTCCAGAGCTCTCAACTACTACAAGTTCAACCCAGTTCATAAAAGAGACTTTTTGAACGCTTATTCAAAGTACCTCAACGCCCTCAACAACACAAATAACGTCAAGGCGAAGGCCAATGCACGTGCGGCAGGCATAAAACTCACAAATACCCTTTTCAAAATATACAACAAACAGGCTCATAAAAAACACAATCCAGTCGCCAATGGATTGACGAACGGTGTTCAGGCCAGTGTGATTTACTGGATGCCTGGTGTCCTGGTCAGACGGGCCATCGGCCGTAAGGCGCGGTCGGCGCCGGTTCGTAGATCAAAATCCTTCTGAAAATTTTATGAGGTTATAAAACGATGCACCACCTTGACGAAGTTGACTGTGAACTTTGTATTTTGGATGAAAATTGTGAAATCATTCATGTGTTTGAACGTGGGGACCTCTCCAGGGGTACGTACAAACACATGTGTGCGTGTGTGAAGGAATTTTGGAATGAAAATGCAGACCCGGATGAGGTGTGGACTCGGGCTGAAGCGGCGTGGGATGCCCTGACTCCGGAACAGCAGCAGCTGCTCTGGAGCCTGAGTGTTCAAGAACAGCAGAACGCAAAGGATATTTGTACTGGTCTTTTAGCAACCTTGATGAATTATCAAGGATTTAGTTCTGTTAAAAAGGCTTTTCAGGTGGCTATCAAGGGTGTCCTGGAGCAGTTTGAGTGACCGAGACCAGTCCCGAAGGGACTGTGATCCACTGGGGTGCTACGCGAGCCGAGACCAGTCGCTACGCGACTGGGGAATGAAGCTCCGCGAGGACAGTCGCTACGCGACTGGGGCTTAGACCATCTTGGCGGCGTACTGCAGCAGCAGCACGAAGACCAGGGCGTGGATCAGCACACCGATGTGGCTGGGGCGGCCGGTCTTGTCCTGGATGAAGCCACCGACCACTGGCAGCTGGCTGGTCAGGTCATAGGTCATGGGGTTGGCAACCAGGAAGAACAGAATGAATGGGAGGTACTTGGCCGACATTTGGTACTATTAGCTGAGAAATTTAATTCAGAGTTACAGTAACATATCCTGCTGCGTTTAAATTAGTTGCTGTTGCTGAATAAACGCCAGTAATATCATAAGATCCGCCACCACCACCTCCTCTTCCTTGACCGGCCGCGCTGCCGTTACCGCCGCCAGAATATCCGCCACCAGCTCCTCCCGTTCTATTTGCTGATGGGAAATTTCCTGAACAACTAGCCCCTCCAAATCCCGCACTCCCTTGTCCGTTCAAACTTCCATAACCCCCGTTTACGAAAGCTTTTGATGTTAATGATGCGGTTCCTGCGGCGCCACCATTTCCATAAAATCCAGCACCTGCATCATTTCTGTTAAAATTACCGCTTGTTGCGACCGCGCCACCGCCACCGTTCGTGCCACCCGTACCCGCCTGCGTCGGCGCGAAAAAGAGCCCGTCCTTACCTGATGTGTTAAGTGAACCATTCACGTTTCCGTTAGCCCCTGTTTCATATCCTATGCCACCGGCGCCACCGGCCACGAAAAGAGGAGTGGTACCCGAAGCAACAAATGTCCCCCCTCCGCCATCACCATTGTAAATTCCTTTTTGCCCAACTAATATTCCTATTAATTGGTTCTGATTTAAAGTATATGTCGCTGTAAGAACAGCGCCATTACCTGCATTGACTGGATCAACGCTTATTGAACTGAATGATCCCGCTCCAGCAACTGTAAATGTGTATGAACCTGTCTTGGGAACTGTCCAATATTGTATTCCATTTACAAGATATAACGCACTTGAAGTACCGGCTCCCGGGTAATTTCCAGAGTATCCAGATAGAGATAATGGACCCTTGGGTCCTGTTGTTCCCAAAGTTGTGAATGTAAATGTAGTGAAGGCATAAAGATACGATCCTTCAATTAAATTGCGATCAGTATAATTCAATGCAGAATTAAACAAGAACATGTAATAGAGCTCCCCATTGAGAACATGATTTGATCCCTGCCCCTGATTACTTCTTAGATCTGTTCCTATAGTATTCTGATTTGTTCCGCTATTTCTGTTAGTATTAGCATTTGTATTTACAGAATTACCGTTTACATATAAAGTTCGGCCAATTGTATTGTCATAAACGGCCGACACAGTATTGTTTGCTGCGTAAGTACCACCTGTAATATCATTGGCCCACCAAAAGTTGTTATAACCGACACTCGAATCATATTCTAGTGCGTTTGTGTTTGACGTGATGCCATATGTACCGCTGCCAACAATACACCCCGGAGACGTGATTGTATTGTGTTTTACAATCATTGTATAATTAGAGTTGCCATAAGGTACTGTACCGTTGGGCAAGTTGAAATATGCACTTGTTTTAAAATCAATTTGATTATTTGAATAATCAATTTTAGGTTGTAATGATGTATTAGTCTGAGTTGCATTATTAGAACCAGCTTGATCGTACCATATTGTTACATATCCAGTTGCACCGCCAAGCCAATCAGCAATTCTAGTACCTGATATAGGAGTCGTTAAAAGACTTCCACCCAGACGATTTGCGTAAAAATCTTGAAGTACGTTGTCTGTAGATCTACGCACCTGAATAACTTTTGAAGATGTACTATTCACGGACGCAAGACTATAGGCACCTGTGCATGACGCCGAGGCGGCTGGCGAAAGCTGTACAAGAATAGGTGCGCCTTTCATAGTAGCCAAATATGGATATTGAAAAGGATAGCTTATTATAATAATACCACTTCCACCCGAGCCTCCGTTATTACCTCTAATTCTAGTGCCACCCTGACCGCCATTTCCTCCAGTTCCTGTACCAGCGTCGCCTGATGTTGCGGTGCCTCCTTGGGCTAAAGCCACACCCCCGTTTCCACCCACACCCCCCTGCCCATATACTACGGTCGTTCCAGAAATATCAGTTGAAAATCCTGCACCTCTGGCGCCACCCGCGGGTGCCACGCCGCCTTGTGAACCTGCACTTCCGGCGCCGCCCCCGCCACCACCTTGTTGACCTGATACAGTGTGCCCGGCCCCGCCGCCGTTGCCCAACCCTCCACCCGTCGTGACGGAAGATGTTGCTACAGCAGTTAGCCCCGCACCTCCTCCAGATCCACCATTAGCACCATTCCGGTTAGTACTAGTACCGGCCCCGCCGCCGCCGCCACCCGCAACAGTAATATTGACACCAAGGCTGCCAATAAATGATGTGCTTGCTCCCGTCCCTCCTCTACCTGGTACAGACGTCGCCCATCCACCGCCACCTGCGCCACCTCCTATAGTTATAGTATAGTTATCAGCCGCTAAATAATAAGAAGATGCATAATAAACCTCCCCGGCCCCGCCTCCACCGCCTCCATTTACATTGGTAGGGGTGGTGCTGTAAATGTTCCCCCCACCCCCTCCGCCGCCGGCTATTATTAATATTCTCACGTACCCGCCGCGGAGTACTTGAAGTGTTGTATTTCCAGATGATATGGCGAATGTAATTACTTGTTGACCACCAACATAACTCACAGCTCCGCCAATAGTAATTGGACTAAAAACAGTTGGCACATTAGTAACTACTGATCTTCGTATACCTTTTGCATTATATATAAGTAAAACCTGCGCCGCTGTCAAAACTTTGTTATAAATACACAAATCGTCTAACAATCCGTCACCGGCAGTTCCCGTGCCATCAACGAGACAGCCTATAGACAGGTTCCTTCCGTAAGTGGTGATTGTAGGGAACGACGCAGTCACCGTTGTTTGGAAAATTCCATTAAAATATGTTGAATACGACGTGTTTGTAGCTACGATGGCGATGTGGTACCACCCACCGTTCCCCAGAGTAGGTGAATTCCAACTGGTAATTGGCGAGAAATTCACAACCAGTCTACCAGATCCGTCAAGGGTGACGTTTATCCTATCGTTGGTGACCGTCCCTGACGTCACAGAAGACATGTCAAGTAAATTCCCAGCCGATGTGCTCGTGGGGTTCCACCAGAAGCACATGGTCATCACTGGAATGTCGGGTACGGAGTAAATCACGTTAGAGGTGGATCCGTTAATATAAAACGCCTGTCCATAAATTCCAGCCTGATAAGAAACTGTTCCGTTGGTTACCGTCGGCGAAACACCCCCGATGTAACTCGTGGTTGAGCCATCAAAATTCCATGCTAAAATAGGTTGAGGAGTTTGTGAAGTAAAACTCATCCCTGCTCTGAGACGAGAAGTTTATCACGTTCCGTAAGCGCCCAGCTGATTCTGGTAAATCTTGGTGATGAGCCCACCCGTGTTGTCCAAGTCGTAAAGAGACTGTGTGAATACGAGGAGCTCGTAGATTTCACCGGTGAATTGCCGTAAGCCACCACCTATAGAAAAAGAAGTCCCCACTGCATGATTTAGAAAACCAACATAAGTTCGTGTGGACGTGGGAGTTGGATACAGAGTTCCACCTGAATACGAATAAATTCTCCCGACTTTATCAGTCCCGAGTGTCATTAAGTTGTAATTGATTGGTTCAGTAGCCGCCGCTGTAAATGCAGGTATGGTAACGTTCATATCGTCACTATAATGAGCTAAAGTAAGTACAGTAGAAGTTCTATATCCCGAGTGAAACTTTTGATCTTGTGCATTAGTTCCACCACTACCTGATAAATAACAATTTTCATTATTCGTTGCTCCACTTTCTCCACTTGCTGTTCTTCGCACCACACCACACGTGGAGTAGGATGTGTTGTTAAGAAGATTATAAGTTCCAAAATTCAATCCAAAATTCGTTGTACCGTTTACTCCATTGAAAACCACCATATACCCCGGCCCTTTCGTCGCCCTTTGGATAATCGGTTGATTCGCGGCGGTCAGTTGGGTCGCGTGGTTCCCGCGCCCGGATTGGTCGTACCACGTCGTGACGTATCCGGTCGCGCCCCCGAGCCAGTTCGCCAAGCTCTGCCCAGTCACCGGAGCCGTCAAAAGGTTGCCGAGGCGGTCGGCGTAAAAGTCTTGGGTTAAACTTGGGACTGTTCCAAAAAAACGCACGTCTCCTAATAAAGGATAATTGATTGTTGAAGTTATAACGACAAACCTAAAATAACTATACCCTGCAAAATTCAAACCGGTGTTTGTTATAGTTGAACCAACTGTTATAGCCGACTTCGAATCCACGAACGTCCAACTACTCGTCGCACCAGTTGTCGATGCCAACAAAACCACTGATGTTAAATGATTAGTAAATGCAGAATAACCGGTTAAATTAATAGGAAAGGGTGTTTGAAATTGTAGCCATTCTCCGTTATAATTTGTTGCACCTGTTGTCGTCGTCGTAGGAGTTGCAACAGTCCCACCTCCTACAGGATAATTACCAACTTGCCAGATGTATGGACCAACACTGTTAGTTTGGAGAGCAAACGCACCCGAAGCACCCCAACCATAATTAGATCTACTCGAAGAAGCTATATAACTTCCTTGAAATTTCCCACCAGTTCCTAAAGTCTGAGTGGAAGAATTAGTTCCAGTCTGTGTCATCGCACTCGGGGGGAATGTTCCACCCGGAGCCACATTCACAGCCCTCGCCGAAGTTCCATTGACCGCCCGGAGACTGAACGCGCCGACCGCCGAGCTCGTTGCACTCTGGGAAAGCTGGGTGAACAGGGGGGTGCCTGTCAAACTGACAACCCCTCCTGAAGAGTTCTTAACTTCACTGTTATAATTTTGCGAAACCTGTGCGGCGGTCAAAGCGCTCGGGAAGATGATCAATTCACCAATTTCACCTCCAAAAGAACCATATGCTGATGCCCCTCCGATCGTAAAGGCTGATGTCATGAGCACGTTTGCATTACACTGTGCGTATGCGGCTGTCGTGCTCGCCACAGCGTTGTTGTGATAAAGCGTCGTCTGGTTTATCGATCCTTTAGAAACAAGAGAAAGATACGTTACTGGTTCACTCCCTGCTATATAGTATGGTATATTTGCAAATGCTTCTGCATTCTGTGGGTTGGCGCGCTGATTCCAAGTTGCTCGATTCCCCTGATATGGAAATTCACATACGAATCGACTGTTATCGGGATACGTCACGTTGGACGTGTAACTTTGCCA